GGTGGTAACACTTGGGGTATGTACCGAGATTATGTCGGCGAGCATGCTCAAAGGTTTGAGAACCTACACTTGCGTCTCAACGCAGATAAACTAACTGATAGTGCGAGTTAGTTTCTAATAGAAAGCACAACAAAAAGGAGAGAGTATGTGTTTGCTAATGGTAGCAAAGCCAAACGCAATGCCAACTGATGACCAGTTGATGTGCGCTTGTGCTAACAATCCAGATGGGTTCGGTTATGCCGTTCACACTGGTAAAACAATTATCACAGGTCGTGGTATGAACCACGATGATGTGATAGATAGGTTCCTCACAGTTCGTGAGAAACATATGAATGGGTGGGCAATGTTTCATGCTCGCTTCACCACACATGGTGAGACAGTAAAAGAAAACTGTCACCCATTTCGTGTAGGTGGTAGCACAGAAACTATCCTCGCACATAACGGCATCTTAAGTAATGTGAAGATACCGACAGGTGACAAGCGTTCAGACACGCGTGTGTTTGCCGAAGACCTGTTGCCCAAGCGTCTCAACATCTTAGATAGTAAGAAGAAGTTTAAGAAGTTAGAGAAGTGGGCTGGTGGTTCCAAGGTTGCTGTGTTCACAACAGATAGACGATTGAACAAGGCTGTGTATATCATCAACGAGAAGTTAGGTAACTGGGATAACGATGGTATCTGGTGGTCTAACAGTTCGTATCAGCAATCGTATTACACATATCCAAAGGCACCGACAAGTCGTTGGATACCATCTTACGATATTGCCAATGGTACACAGAAGTATGTGATAGATGGTAACGATATAACAGAGTTCGTTGAAGAAGGTATGGCTTGTAGTTATTGTGGTCACTTCTTCGGTGAAACAGATTACCATCATGGTTACTGTCAGACATGCTGGACTTGTCTAGAATGTCAGGACTTCGAAGAAAGTTGTATGTGTTACAGACCAGCATACAAAGTAAACAAACTGCACGCGTATGACCCAGCATACGACGATGCTTTCTAATAGAAAGTGAGGTGAATAAAATGATAAACGAAAACATAGACCCACGCATGGCAATAGGACAAGTCATTCGTGAACTAAGTATGAATGATGGAGATGTTGATGCTTTCATGGCAAAGATATCTTCTGCTAAAGATAATGTTGACGCATACCAAATATGCATGGACACAATGATGGAGGTAAGTAGATGAGCAGTTTAGATAACGCTATCACCTGCTGTGGTAGAAGTTGGGGTAGCGAATGTCAGATATGTGAAGAGAAAGCATATCGTGACTACATTCAAGAGATGCGTGACGAATGGGACTGGAACACAGACAAAGATGATGATGGGGGTGATGAGTAATGGAATTACTAGAAAAGATTAACGCGTTTGCAACTAATGTGTTAACAGAATTTTCTGCTGTTGAAAATGACAGCGAGTTTATTCTAGCATTACAAGAACACGACCTGTACTATGATTTAGATAGAGCAAGTCGTTACCTTGAACACATCAAAGAATACACAGCAGCGTATCTTTATGCATACGAGAAAGAGATGAGCAATGCTTGATATCATTCTGGGTGAGAAAGCAACAGAGGGGAAGTGCTATAATCACCCAGACCCTGACTGGTTTCACATTCCAGGAAACAGTATAGTTAACAAGGCTCAAAAAGAATTTTGTCAAGACTGCAAAATTATTACTGAGTGTTTAGATTATGCTATGAGGAATGATGTGTCAGGTGTATGGGGTGGAACAACAGCAGGTGAAAGAGAAACAATAAGAAGAAAGATGGGTATCAAGGTGATACCTATATCGTTAAGGGAGGTTAATGGTGTCTCGTAAAAAGAAAGATGATGACGACATTGAGAAGTTAGTTGATGAAGTGTTTCCAAAAGATAGCGAAGAGATTATGAAATCAATGGAAGCAACTGAACAAATAACAGATGAAGCATCAAGGTTCCTACACTTCGATGAGGTATGGGAAGCAGCAGCGACACAGATAGAAGCACGAGTTGCTATCTTAAGTATGTCTGGTATGCTAGCGTTTGCTGTATCAGAACATGGTGGTAAGTATCTTGACCATCTGATAAGACAAGAAGAAGAAGAGAACAATGGAAATCAGGAAGGCTGATTGGAGTGGGATACCTACTTCTGTTTGCCCTAACTGTGATTGTACTTGGTTTAATGTTCCAATAACATTTGACCAAGACACATATGAAATAGCAGCATACGGTCTTGATGGTGTAACTTGTTGGTCTTGTAACCAACCCATTACTCCACCAATACCAATCGACTCGAGGCTAGAAGAGATAGAGGAAGAATAATGGGATGGCTTCTTACAGGTGTTTTCGTAACAACAACTTTATTTTATGGTGTAAGTTACCATAAACAAGTTGAGTTAACTATTAAGGAACGCATGCGACCTTATCAATAAAACCCACGCCTATCGTGGTGGGATAAAGCATTACAAGGCGTATCATAACGCTTCTTAATGTACTTTATTCCACGAATTGTTTGTTGTTCGATACCTAAACCTTTAGGGGTTTTAAGTATTTGAAACAAACCATAGGCTGATGATTTAGGATTGTCTGCGACATTAGACCAATTAGACTCGCGACTAATTAGTTCGTCAAGGCAAACCCATTCATTTCCTGTCCACTGTTCGTGTTTAACTTTTAGTTTAACATACGAACGAGATACCTTTGACGGCAATTGTCTTTCAACAATTGTTTCAATGGCAACAGGTGGTGGTATTGGAATTTGCATTAGCCTCCAACCAGTAGTATAATGTTATATAATATAATATAACATTATATAATATATATAATATAACTAATGTTATATTATATAATATAATATAACTACTTTCTAATAGAAAGTAGATTATATTAATTATCCTAATGCTTGTTGCATTAGGATAAACCTAAACTATAGTGAGGGTAGTGAGTGGGTTTTCTTCTCTCTTTAACCTACTCACTATCGAACCCTAACGGTAATCAGAGGAGGATTAAGTGTTAAAGATAAACGGATATGATGTACCTGAACATGTATCCTATTCAAGTATTACCACTTGGTTGTCCTGTGGCTATCGTTATTACTTAACTCGTATTCAAAAAGTTGAGGAACAACCTGCTGCTTGGACACTTGGTGGTTCTGCTGTGCATAGGGCAACAGAGATTTATGATTTGGAATTATGGAAAACAAATCATGGCAATTAAACTAATTAAAACCGAACACGCATTGTTGCCTTGGGAAGAAGCAATCTGTGCAAAGATAGGTTACGAAAGACAACAACCATATTTGGGTAAACCTAAAGCAAACAGGAACTATTCTGAGGGTGATGTGTGGGAAATCTGGCAACACTCTATCGCAGTTGGTAGTGAGTTAGCCTTTGCTCGCATGATAGGGCTAGAAGATTTTGTTCCTCATGTTAACAAGTGGAAAACACAAGAAGATGTTCCAGGTTTTGAGATAAGATATTCGTTTAAGAAAACTGGTATCAGACTTTCAACTTGGGATGATGAGAACGCAACCTACATTCTTATCGGTGATGGTTTGAATGTTAAGACAAGACGAACCGAATATAATAACTGGGCTAGTGAACCTTATCGTGCACTTGGTTGGGCAACAGGAAAAGAAATCAAAGAGCGTGGTGTGTTTGATACCAAGTACAACTATTGGATGCTACCATTAGACAACACAAACAAAATGGAGCAACTATGAACATAGATAGTATTTGGACACAAGCATGGAACGCAGAAGTTGAAGAGATAAAAAAATATCAAGACCCAAACTTTGATGTTGCTAACCTTAGACAATCAGTTCGCACAACTAAGGCTAACCCTGATGGTGAGAACGCAACATGGTGGTTTGAGAATGGTAAAAAGTTTTTGAACTCTTGGGTTCAATGGCGTGCTAATTGTGGTTGGGAAATTTGGGAAACCCCACAAGGTGCACCTGCTATAGAGTTGATGATGGAAATTGAAACAGGTGGTGTTAATCTTAAAGGTGCAGTTGATAGGGTATTTGTTACACCTGAAAATGAAATCATTGTTCTTGATTTGAAAACAGGTATGCGCACACCACAATCTGATTTACAATTACAGGTATATGCTTGCATGCTGGAACGTGCAACAGGTGTGAGACCTGACTATGGTGTATACTGGATGGCAAGACAAGGTGGCACCAGTGTGCCAACCAAGTTAGATAAGTTTACATTACAAAAGTTAGATGAAATGATTGGTCTCTTTCAGATTGCACGAGAGAACAATCTTTATCTACCTAACTTTGAGTCGTGTAAAATGTGCTCTGTACAAGAGTACTGTTACTGGGTAGACGGAGAGAAGTCTAACAAGTTGGGAGAAATAAATGGCAACAAATGAAGCATTGTTTTCAGTTAGTATGAAAACAAAAAACGGAACTATCCTCACATTGCGTGCTGATGATTTCGAAACATTTTCTACACACATTGCTGAAGCAGTTGGTGGAAACATTCAATTGATTGTTGGTGCGTTAGAAGATGTTGTTCACGGACAACCAGACCCTGTTGCTTACGCTGCGCAAGCGTTAGGTGCAACAAGTGTGGTAACTGAACCTAACATTGGCAACGGTCCTATCGCACCACCGTCAACAATTGGTTCATATCCTGTGCCAACCTGTCATCACGGTCCAAAGAAACATAAGAGTGGGCAAGGTGCTAAAGGTCCTTGGCAAGCATGGATGTGTCCATCTGCTAAAGGAACACCAGACCAATGTCAACCAATGTGGATTAAGCGTGGCGAAGTTGGTTGGGTTGCGTAAGTGAGAACACTCACTAGAACAATTGGTAAAACTGAATCAGGTGGCGAACCATTGCCACCTGTGTTCAGGACATTTGAGTATGCCCAAATTGTTTTACGTCGCAGTGAAGTGAGTATGTTTGCTGGTGCCCCAGGTGCTGGTAAATCAACACTTGCTTTGGCGTTAGCAACTTGGATGAAAGTTCCAACACTTTATGTGTCAGCAGACACAGGTGCACACACAATGAGTATGCGTTTGTTCTCAATGCTAACAGGTAAAAGCCAAGATGAGGCAGAGAAACTTTTATCATCAGATGTTAAGTTAGCAAGAGACGCAATCAATAAAGGTTCAAACCATATCTTCTGGTCATTTGATGCAGCACCATCTTTATCTGATTTAGATGAAGAGGTACTTTCATTTGAAGAAGTACATGGTGAAAACCCACACCTTATTGTGTTAGATAACTTGATTGATATTACTGATGGTGGTGGTGAAGAGTGGTCAAGTATGCGTCAAACTATGAAAGAAATAAAATTTTTAGCACGCGATACTAACGCTGCTGTTCTTATCCTACATCACACAAGTGAAGCATTTGATTCTAACCCTTGTCCACCAAGGGCTGCGATACAAGGTAAAGTTTCACAACTACCAGCACTGATTTGTACCATAGGTCAAACACCTAACGGTATGATGGGTGTTGCCCCTGTAAAGAATCGTTACGGAAAAGCAAACGCTTCTGGAAGTGAACCAGTTTACCTGTCATTCAACCCAGAGTTTATGTACCTTGCTGACCCAAGAGAATCTTTATGAGAAACATGGATGGCAGATGTTACATCTGTTCATCCATTTGGTACTGCACATGCAACAACGAATCGAATATAGGTGAAGATGAGCAAGTCTAAACAAAAAGGTACGGCAGCAGAAACTGCTGTTGTAAAATACCTTAAAGCAAACGGCTTCCCTAAAGCAGAGCGTCGTGCACTACAAGGCAACCTAGACAAAGGTGACATATCAGGTGTTGATGATGTGGTGTTTGAAGTTAAAGACCACAAGAAGATGGAACTATCTGGTTGGGTTAAAGAATTAGTAGTAGAAGTGGATAACGCTAACGCTGTAACAGGTGCTGTTATTCATAAACGTAAAGGAACAACAGATGTTGGTGAATGGTATGCAACAATGCCATTCTACATGTTCTTATCTTTGATAAGGGAACTTGATGTCTGATTCACCTATTGCTAAAGTGTTGATGCTATATGGGGCTGTCAAGGTACCATCTGGCAGAGGATGGCGCAGTATGAAATGTCCGTTTCATTCTGACCGTCATGCCTCAGCAACAGTTAACACAGAGGTGAATGCGTTCTCCTGTTTTGCGTGTAGTATTAAAGGAGATTTGTACAAGATTATTATGGAACAAGAAGGGATTGGTTTTCGTGAAGCAAAATCAAGAGCAGAAGAAATTACTGGAACAAGCGACATTGCATTACCAAAAGTCAATCAACTTGGCAGAAGAGTACCTCGCCAAGAGGGGACTATCACTTCAAGACGCAGAGAAGTTTCGTCTGGGAGTGGTGAGCCAACCACTCGTAGGTCACGAAGCATACCAAAATAGACTGGCGATACCGTACATAACTAGAGCAGGTGTTGTTGATATCAGGTTCAGGGCAATAGATTATTCTGAACCAAAATATCTTGGGCTTCCAGGTTCAGAGACAAGGTTATATAATGTTGAAGCATACTTTCAGGCAACTGATTGGATATGTTTATGCGAAGGTGAAATAGATACTATGACACTTTCTAAAATAGGTTACCCTGCTATTGGTATTCCTGGTGTAAAAAATATTAAGTCACATCATTACAAAATTCTGTCAGACTTTGATAGAATTTATGTGTTCTCTGATGGTGATACAGCAGGTCGTGATTTTGCTAAAGACTTAGCAAGAAAAGTTCCAGGAGTAATACCAATAAATATTCCTGATGGTGAAGATGTTAACAGTTTATTTATTAAAGATGGTGGTTTAGATTGGTTCAAAGGAAAGATGACTGCTCATGTATAATGAAATAAAATTTGCAGAATTAACTTATGTGTATACAGATGGTTTAGCAGAACTGTTGATTAAGAAACAAAAAGATTATGGACCAAAGAATATTTCTGATTCACCTGGTGGTCCACTTAATGGGTTACGTGTGAGAATGTTTGACAAACTTGCTCGCATCAATAACCTTGTTGAAACAGGTGCAACACCAGAGAATGAATCATTACGTGATTCGTTTATGGATATAGCAAACTATGCAATCATCGCAATGATGGTGCTAGATAAACAATGGGAAGGCGTTGAATGAAACGCATTGTAGTCTTATCAGATATGCAAATACCTTTGCATAATAAACCAGCAATAGAAGCAGTTATAAGATTTGTTAAAGACTACCAACCCGATGAACTTTTTTGTGTTGGTGATGAAGCAGATTGTTTAGCACCAGCACGCTGGTCTAAAGGTTATGCTGCCGAGCATTCTAATTTACAAAATGATTTAGATGAAACCACTAGAATTATGGGTAAGTTTCGTAAAGCAATAGGAAGTAAACCTTTTCATTTAATGAGAAGTAATCATGGCGATAGAATACAAAGATACATTGAACGTGATGCGCCAGCGTTAGCAACACTTAGAGATTTGAAGTACGAAAAACTTTTAGGGTACCGTGAGTTAGATATCACATACCATAATAAACTGTGGTCATTTGCGCCTGGTTGGGTTATGGGTCACGGTGATGAAGGCTCAACTAGTAGATACGCTGGTGGCACAGCAGTATCATTAGCAAGAAAGATTGGTATGTCAGTAGTGTGTGGTCACACACATAAGCAAGGAATAATCCATCACAACACGTCATTCAATGGTAAACAAACCTCATCCTTGTATGGGTTTGAAGTTGGAAACATAATGGATTTGAAACAAGCAACTTATCTTAAAGGTGGTTCAGCGAACTGGCAAAGTGGGTTTGGTATCCTGTACATTGACAAAGGTAAGGTAACACCTGTGCCTGTACCAATGATAGGTAACTCGTTTGTAGTAGAAGGAAAAGTTTACAAGTGGTAGATTACATAACAGAATATAATGCTTTAGTTAAGAATGTTTCTTACTCTAAACATAAAGATTATCCTATGGTTCCCAAAGAAGATATAACACAAGAACTATGGTTATGGTTTCTTGAACACCCTAATAAGGTTGAAGAGTGGTCCAAGATGGATGACCAAAAACTTGCAACTAAACTTATCAACAGGTCTTTACATAATCGTGCACACGATTTCTGTCAGAAAGAAAAAGCAAGAACAGTTGGTTACGAGTTAGCAGACTTATCTTACTATCATCGTGATGTGGTTGAAGAACTACTACCATCAATCCTCACAGATAATTGGTCTCAACCAGTGTTCTCTGATGTTAATGGTGATAGAAAAACATTTGCACCTAGTGAAGGTGGTAACCTTATGACTATGCAAGCAGATGTATCCCACGCTTTTGAAAAGATAGCACCACATCATCAAGAACTATTATTGCAATGGTATTTGAGTGGTCGTAACTCTAAAGATTTAGGTGTTGCTTTAGGTTTGAGTAGTGAGAATGCTAGGATGAAAGTGACCAGAGCCATTGATGCTATCATCAAAAAATTGGGTGGAAGACCACCTAAATATGATAGTGATTACAAACAAAAAAAGGGCAGGGAGAGTATTCCTACTCAACCTGCCCATGAAACTGCCTAATTTTGCCCTTATTTGTCCTCA